TTTAGCACCACAAGTGATTATATCATTAACACACATAGCAACAAGATCTATACCAATGGTAGTATAGTCATTACCAATTCTACACATATTAATTTTAGTACCTACACCATCGGCACCAGATACTAAAATAGGTTCCTCATATCCACGAGGAACCTTAAACATACCACCAAAACCACCAATGGTAGGTGCTTGTTTTTTTAGTTGTTCAACAAAAGCATTACCAGCTTCAATATCAACTCCAGAAGTTTTATAATCCATCATATAATCATAATTATATGACTATTATATCATAAGAATTGATCAATCGCAATAAACTAAACAGTGTGAGTTTGTTGGATGACTTTCACATTCACTTACCCAATAATTTTCTTTGGGAAGATTGTAGTTGAAGTCATGCATCCTGCGGATGTCACTCATAGAGTTTTTAATTACGCTGAAAGGTGTTGTAAGTTTCATGATGCACCTCCTAAGTAATTTTTACGAGCATGATGTTCTGGGACTACCTTACCTAATTTAATAGTAAGTAATCCATCTTCAAAGTCAACTGACCTTACTTCAGTATCATCAGAAAGAGTCCATGACCTAGAGAAAGATCTATGGGCTAATCCTTTATGTACATATTGAGATTCATCCTTATCTGGCTTCTCTGCTGTTACAACCAACTTACCATATTCAGTGTAAACTTTAACTTCTTTCTTTTTAAATCCTGCTAGAGCAATCTCTAATCTGGACTCAACATTGTTTACATGAATTAAATTGTAGGGTGGGTAATTTGATGTTACATCCGAATCGAAAAATGATTCGAAGAAATTATCTAGTCCTATACTGTTCTTAGTGATCCTATCCATTAGTTGTGGAAGATCAGCAGAACGATACCTTTGAATGCTTGTCATAATAGCCTCCTTTAAAAGCGAGTTTGTGATTGTGTACCCTTGCGGCGTACACTACTAATTATACAAGAAGACACTAAAAAAGGGGTGTTGAAACCCCTATGAATATTATTCGGTTTTCTACTAAGTATTTGGTGTGGGAGGTTGGATTCCTGTTATTACCAACAAGAGGAGGGCATTACTACAGTTAGTAAGATTCGCCTCTGCCTGAGACCCGACTGGTAGGTCGGTTCTGCGTTACCGCAGCAGCACCACCTGTGTCTCATCACCTTATCCAGCCAAATGCCAGAAAGATTATTCAGTCACTCCCGTGTCAAACCCGTCGATTCAACAGATATATTATAACAGAAAAAAAGAGGATGGCAAGGCCTACTTAGACTCTTCTACTTTCTTCTTCTTACCAATGTTATATTTGGTTTCTAAAATCCAATCTCCTTTCTCACTATATGCAAGAACTTTAATTTGATTTAAAGGAGCAACTTCAGAAATAGAACCATCTACGACCACATCAACCAATCCCCAATCAGAAAGAAGTTGTGTAATTCTATTTCTACGTTGAACATCATTCAAAGTAAGGTTTGCATGTTTACCATCTAATGCAAACAATTCTTTAAAATGAACTATGTAATACTTTCCTTGTTTATGTAAGATATGACAAGACTGATAGAGTTTCTTTTCTTTTCTTGAAGCAACTCCTATACGAGTCAAAGTCTCTCGAACTTTTAAAAAATCATCTGGTTCACGAAGTCTAACTTCGACCATTTTATCAGGTGTCCAGCGAACTTCAGGTTCAGCGGTACTCATTTTTTTCCTCCAATCTCAAGTTTAGATCTAATAAATGCAATTTGTTCGGGAGATAAAATGCGTAGAGCTTGTGCCGCTTTTTCATTACTATAACCATAGTATGATTTAACCACATCAAGGTCTTTGACTTTATCCTTTCGTAGCCAAGGAGAGAATCTCTTCCTTTTTCTCACACTATTTAGATAAAAATCATATTGCAACCTTTTAGATAAAAAATGACTACGATTCATTTCACTAGCAAATAAAACCGTATCAATATGGCCTGACATAATCTTATTAATAACAAAAGGAGTATACTCTCTTTCATTATCAGGATCCTCATCCATCAAATTATTCTTATTGAGGTTGATTGAGTTCAACCAGTCTTTCAATTCAGTCATCTGTTCCACCATCCATTTCCATAATGTCTTTTCATATGACAAGGACGACACCTTATATCACATTTAGCACATTCTAACATTAATCTTTTCCAACCATAACGAAATTTTCCATCACCTATATTAAATAATTTTTCTTCTCCATCACGATGATCATGTTCTAAATTTATAATATCTACTGAACCACAATCACAACAAGATTTACCCTCCATATATTCTAACCACATTTTCTTTTTCTTTTCTCTTCTCAATCTGTTTTTTTCTTGTTGTTCCTTTTTAAACTCAGGATCATCCTTTCTAACCGCATACCAATTAGCTTGGGATGGTGTTTGTTTTTCCCCTGTATAAATTGGGTCTAATTTGGTTCCGTGTGTCATTTAGGTAGTTTGCGATTAAAGTTCCAGTAATCAAATTTTTGCCAGAGATAATATATTCCTATTAAAGATCTCTTGACAAACTCTTCAAAAAATATAATTGGAATAACAATAATTTCAAATGTAGTCATGTAAGTTCCTTAATTTTGTCTCTCCAATACTGTCTATCTTCTTCAGATATCCAAGGATTATTTTTTTGTACCCAAGCATAATCCAACCACTGTTTATCATTCCAGTCTCTTTTTGGGCCTAAGTGGTCTTTAAGGGTCATCGTATTATATCAATGTCCATATCTTTTGTCCATACTTCCAACTCAGTTCTTAAATTACCACTCTCTTTAAGTTTATTATATCTTTTAGAAGCCATTTTCTTCCACTTCTGTACTACAGATTCCATATAAAATTTATCAAAGTTTTGAGGATTCTCTACAAGTTGTTTATCCTCACCCAAAAGAACTTCACGTACATTCCCAAAACCATAATCAGAAAAATAAGTTCTTTTCTTTTCAGTCAGTGCTGTTGCATTTGCAATCGCAGTTTGGAATTCCACAGCCTTTTGAGAACTTAAGTTCTTTTTGATAATAGCTATCATACGTTGTTGTGTCTTCAACTTGCGACTGGAAGCGTCGGCTTTGACTAGTAAATTTCCATTGTTTCTCTCGATAAACCATTTGTTTAACCCCTTAAAGATTTGATCGTGAAGTAGTGGTGTAAAATTACTCTGTGTCAATCCTTTATATCTCATTATCGGCTTCAGTCCATCATACTGTGATGAACTCTTAGTAGAACCATATAACGAAGTGGTTTCAAAATGGCATATATCTGCATCATACTTTTTATTTAATATATTTCTTACTTCATGTGTGCAACACAACATAGCCAGAAGTTTACCACCAAGATAATTATATCCAAACGGTTGAGTAGGAACAATAATAAATCCCATGATAGCATGGCGATTAAATATTGAAAGATCTGGAGTAGTACCTAACCAATCATTACGTGGTTTAGAGTTTATAGTAGGAGAACCAAATCTACAGAAACCTATAATTGTATTAGTATTCTTTTCAACTACCATCCACTTCAAAGATTTTCCAGGCACAGAATCTTCAATTGCATGTGAAGTTGTTATCTGTAATTTCTCATTAAACTCTCTAAGGGATCTAATACCAGATACCCTTCCACTAGTCTTTTTTAAATCTCTAGCTTCATAACAACCAATATCCATATCCTCTGGATGCATATCATATGATGTAAACATACCATGAGTATCCTCTTCCTCATAAAACTGAGAAAGAGGACTACGATTTAATACACGTTCAATTTTTACATTACGCAAATATTCATCAATCCTATCCATGTTGGAGAAGTAATTAATGAATTTATCAGCTGCGTATATAGCATCCGATTCAGATAATAACATACTCACTCATTAACCACTTGTACTTTTACTGGTCTATCATTTAAATAATCAGCAATTCTATGATATGCCAATGCAGTAACAACTTGTGGTACTATAAAGGCAATCATAGCAACTATCCAAAAGAAATAGTAATAGTTTTCTTTGTTTTGAGTTCTCATTTGAATTCACACTCCACCATGATTTCAGTTAATGCAGCTAAAAGATTTATTTCTTGGTCAGCAACGAAAGCAGACTGATACTGATACTTAGACACAATAAGGACGCAAGCAGCAATACTAGGCCCGTCCAATACTTCGTAAAGAGAATCATACACACGCCTAAGCAGTACAGTAGAATCATTGTCCAAACTATTGTTGACCCACTTACGTACTTCAGGAAAGTTTTTTTCCTTAAGGTGTTTAATAACATCATGAACCTTTATATCTGAGAAAGATGCAAGAATACCACTATCTATTGTACCACCAACTGAATACCTTTGACATTCATTTAACACTCTCCTCCAATCAGGAAAATGTTTATTAACTAATTCTATTAAGACTTTCTTATCAGCTTCAATCCGTTCGGTGTCCAAGATATCGTTGAGTCTTTGAAAGAAAGAAGCAGCGATTGTGGGTTTTTGTTTTCCTGTGATTGAAAAGTCAATGACGGCACAACGGGAATGGAGTGGCTCCAAGATTTTGTTCTTGTAATTGCAGGTAAATATGAACCTACAGTTTTTGTAGAACGCTTCAATATTGGCCCTAAGTAAGAGTTGAACGTCATGGGTTGTGTTATCAGCCTCATCTATAATTATAATCTTATGTGTTCCAGTCTGTTGTAAAGAAACAGTAGACGCAAAATTCTTGGCCTGATTTCTGACAGTATCTAGAAATCTACCTTCATCAGAACCATTTATTACAATGTAATCTGAACCCAACGACTCACAGAGCGCTCGGGCAACGGTAGTTTTACCAATTCCTGGCGGACCACAAAGAAGAAGGTTGGGTATTTCTCCAGCTTCCAAAAAATCTTGGAAAGTCTTTTTGATAGTCTCAGGTAATATACAGTCATTTATAGTTTTAGGGCGATATTTTTCAACCCATAAAAATTCATCTCTCATAATGATGTTTATCTCTTTTTAAACACTCCAAACTTCATTAAAACATAAATTGTCAATGATGTCCAGAAGACAACTTCTAGTCCAATGTAATTCATTATCCGAAAGTAGAATCAGGTTCAAGTGCAATGTAATACTTAAGATCAGTATTCTTATTTGTAAATTCAGCAAGTAATTTACTAGAGATTACAACATCATAAGCGCCAGGAATAATCTTTATATTCTCTACCTTAAAGTTAAAGGCAAACTCAAGATCAGTCTCACCAACTTCCTCACTAAACTCATGAGAAGTATCGTTCTTCTTATCTCTTACAACCAATTCTATCTTACCATTTCTACCAACGGCTGACAAATCAGGAACCTGATAAATTGATGCAGCCTTAAGTAACTTATCTAACTGTTGAGTTGCAACAGTAAAACAAACATCTCTAGTCGGTAATGTAATCTCCTTTTCTGGTGGAGAAACAATGACATCAGGATCAGCAAAGAAATACTTAGCTCTACGACGGCCATCACGGATTGTAAGGTACGTATCACCAAAATCTAGATCAGGTGAATCATAAAGACTAAGACCACTAAGGAACTGATTTAAATCATAAATCGCAAAGTCCTTCTCAAAATCTTCTTCAACCTCAGCTTCTGCAAGAATGTTTTTCATTACAGAAATAGTCTTTAACTTATTACCCTCTTTGATCAATATAGATTGATTGATCTGAGAAAAGTTCTTAAGGATATTGGTCGTGTTATTAGAAAGTTTCATAGCCACGTTGGATTTCATTGTCATGTGTTTGTCCACTAAAATAGTATAAGAGTAGGCAATAGTGCATCGCCTTTAGTATATCACGTTTGGCTTGTCCTTTCTTTTCATATCTACTCAAATACTTAATTGCATTTGATCTACAGAAAGAAGGTGCATCACCAACGGACTCGATAAGATCAAGAGTTTGAACATTAGATCCCTTAGTGGTATAATGTCCATTATATGTTGAAGTAACATATTCTTGAAGATCTTTAATTCCTTTATCTTCTTCGTATTTTCTATAATCTGATTTGTTAATAGAAAGCTCTCGCATAGATTCTGACTGATCAACCTTCATATTTATCTTCTCCCTTTTTAAAGGATCAGTTCCACGTTTATATCTGTAAACAGTTTTACCACCATCAGGTGATTCATAGATATAAGGATCTTTTCCTGTTACAGATTCTCCCATCAGATGATCAAAGGCCTCCTTAAATGGACTTTCTCTATCAGGATCATTACGATTGTAATCATAATAGTAGGGAGAATGTGCTGGTTCCGTAGCAGTATTACCTGCTCCCACATTAGGTGGCCATGGACTGCCAGGAGTCCATTCAAATCCACCAGACTTTTCAATTTCATCCAATTCAGAATCTCTTTCTTTAGCCATATTCAAATAAGAAATCGTTTACAAGACTCTCTGATTTTTCTTGGCCAAACTTACCTTTAAGGAATCCACTTACTGGATCAAGTCTGGTCATGTAAGCATCGAAGTCTTTATATACACTGGTATCGGTTCCAGTGGGTTTCTCATATTCTACCATATCTTTGTACTTAGTCAAGTACTCTTTAAATGT